ACGACATTGGTTTTATTACCGAGGTTCCCGGCCTGTATGCTGCCAGCGCCAAGCGCACGATCAACAAGCAGGTCTATAAAATTTTGATGGACAACCCTGCCGTGTTTGACGGCGTGGCCCTGTTCAACAGTGCCCACAACAACCTGATCAGCACGGGGTCCAAGCCCTCTATTGATAGCATCCAGGCCATTATGATGAAACTGCTGGCACAGACGGATCCGTTTGGCGAGGCCATCACGATCCAGCCCCGCAACATCATTGTGCCCGTAGGCTATGGTTTCCTCCTGTCCCAGCTGCTGGAAACCAAGGAAATTGACGTTACCGGCATCGGTGGACACACCGCCAACGCGCTGTATAACTACCGCAACCAGTTGCAGGTCATTGAGGACGGCACCCTGAACGTGCTGGCCGGAACCGGTGCCGCGCCCTGGTTCATGGTGGGCGACCCCAGCTATGCAAAGAGCATCCAGGTGGATTATTTGAACGGCCAGGAAACCCCCACCATTCGCCGCAGCGAGGTGCCCGGACAGCTGGGCTATGTGTGGGACATTTGGCTGGACTGGGGCGTGACCGTGGTAGACTATCGCGGCATTGCCAAAAACCCCGGCGTGGCTCTTTAACATTATGACAGGAGGTAAAAATCTATGAACGCAAAGTATTGGCAGAAAGGCGAAACCCTGGACTATACCCCCACCGCAGCCGTGAAAAACGGCGCGGTGGTCAGCCTGGGAACCCGGATCGGTATTGCCGGAGACGACATTGCCGCAAACGCACAGGGACAGATCCATGTGTCCGGCGTGTTTGAAATGGCCAAGGCCACCGGAGCCATCACTATGGGCGCCGCCGTGTACTACGACGCTACCAACGACAAAATCACCACCACCGCCGGCGCGAACATTCCCGCCGGATATGCCGCGGCTGCGGCTGCGTCCGCAGACACTACCGTGCTGGTGTGCATTGGTGCCCCTGATGATGCGGCAACCGTCCACACCAGCCTGGCCCTGAAAGACAGTGCGGGCGCCGTGTATGACGTGACTGTTTCCACCGCCGGAGCGCTGACCGCCACCAAGCGGACCTAATTGGAGGGAAAGGACATGGAAAAGCTGATTGCAAAGAGGCCAATCCAGTACATGGGCCGGGTCTATGAAACCGGGGAACCCGTGCCCGCCTACGACGGGCGCATGGTAGAGGCGTGGCTGGAGGCCGGCAGCGTGGAGCGGATCGACCCTGACGCGGTGGAGCGGGAGGCGGCACAGGCCGCCCCCACCGCCGATATGCAGGCCGCTGACGCACTCCGCGCCATGGGCGTGACCATCACCGACGACACCGGCGCCTTTGTGGGTGCGGAAAGCCTGGAGGCACAGATCAAGAGCCTGGGCGCCGCGCCTACCGAAAATGCCGATAAGAACGCCCAGGAGGGAGCAAAGCCCCGGGAGGGGCAGGAACCCACCGACGCCGAAAAAGCCGCCCAGGAGGGCAGCCAGGAGGCCACGGAGGGCAAAATGCTGACCGGACACCTGGACGCCGCGCAGCTGGAGCGCATGACCAAGGCAGAACTGACCAATCTGGCCGCAAATCTGGGCGTGGACATTTCCACGGCCAAGAACAACGCCGAGCGGGCCGCCCTGATCGCGGCGGTGGAGGTCCGGGCCCCTGCTGATGAAAACGGGGGTGCCCAGTAATGGGCGCCCCCAGCTTTAAGGACTGTATCGCGGCGGACGTTTCCAACGTATTCCTGAACCGCCTGGAATTTGCGGACAAGCACACGGTCAACGGTAAGGAAATGACCGTCATGGTGGACGAAAACGAATTGCAGGAACGCGACAAATTCAAGCTGCTGGGGGCAAACCAAAACGGGACCTATAAGGCCACGCGCATGATCTATGTTGCAAAGGCGGAGTTTGGCCCGCGCCCTGCCCTAACCACCACCGTCAACCTGGACGGGCGGGAGTACCGCGTGGCGCCGGGCACCACCGAGGAGGCCGGGATCCTGGCCATTGCGCTGGAGGCGGTGAGATCGTGAGCGAAAACACCGTGCTGGTGATTGACACCGACAAGGAAATAGCGGCCATCATTGCAAAGCTAAACAAATTGCCGGATCAGATTGCTGCACCCAGCATCCTAAAAAATGCCATCAATGCCACGGCCCGCAAGGTTCGCAAGCAGATCACCAAAGACGCCGCCGGACAGTACGCGATTAAGGACAAAAGCATCCTAAAAAAAGAGGATCAGGGTGCCCCAAAGGTCTTTACCGCCAGCGCGGCGGATCTGACTGCCACCATTCGCTCCAGAGGTCCCATGCAGGACATTATGGCCTTTATGACAAGGCCAAACAGCGAAACCGGAGCGGCGGCGGCCCAGGTGCTGCAAAGCGGCAGCATGAAACCGCTGGAGGCAGGAAAACTAAAGGCTTTTGTTGCCACTTTCGCCAGCGGACACACGGCTATTGTCCAACGTCACCCGCCGGGCAAATACAGCAGCGGACGGGAAACCCGCGCCAGCAGGTACGGGGATTACGCCGACATGACCAAGGTTAAAAAACTGCTGTCCCCCGCCGTGCCCCACATGCTGGGCAACGAGGAGGTTATGGCGCAAGCTGAACGGCTGACCTATGACACCCTCCAGGCGGAAATACAAAAGCGCATTGACAAGGTGCTGGCCGCCAAATAGGAGGAAACCATGACACAGGAATTTTTACAGGACGCGATAGAGGCAGACCTGAAAACGCTTTTCAGCCACTACCGCCTGACCAACTCCCTGGGTGTCGAGCGGGCGGTGAACATCTACACCCACGACACGCCGATCCGGCAAGGGGATGATGAAGCCCAGGACACCGAGGCACCGCCGGAACCCTATGTAATTGTGCGCACCATGGGCGGGAACATTCAAGACGAAAACACACCCCATGTGGTGGAGATCGTGCTGGTGGTCTGCGTCTATGACCGGGATCCAAACCGACAGGGCTACCGGGACGCGCTGCACATTGTCAACGAGATTTACCGCCATTACGCCGTAAACGGAATTGTGGGGAGGCGCTACTGCCTCCAGTACCCGATTAAGTGGGTAACGCCGGACGACGACACCCACCCCTATTATTTTGCCGCCATGTCGCTGAATTTCGAGGCACCGGCGGTGTGCAAGGAGGTGCCAGAAACATAATGGCAAAAGCAAAAAAAGCCGAACAAACCGCCACGGTGGTTTACGTCGGCCCGTCCATCCCTGGCGTGGCCAAACAATTCACGTTCTACCGCGAGGGGATCCCCACCGCACTGGCCGAGGCCATCGAGGCCGCCCCGGCCATGGAGGGCCTGGTGATCCCGCTGGAGCAGCTGCCGGAGGCTATGAAAAAGCTGCGCGGCGGATATGGCCACATTTTCCGCCTGTATCGTCTGGTACAGGCAAACCATTAACAGGAGGTAATTTACTATGGCTTATAAGCATGGCGTTTATAACTCCGAACAGGACACCAGCCTGACCACCCCGGTGCAGGGGTCTGCCGGGTTGCAGGTCATTTTCGGCGTGGCGCCCATTCACCTGGCAGCCGATCCCACCACGGCGGCCAACACCATCAAGCTGTGTTACAGCTTCAAAGAGTGCCAGGAGGCGGTGGGCTATTCTGACGACTTCGAGAATTTCAGCCTTTGCCAGTCCATTGACGCCTGTTTCCGAGTGTTTAACGTGGCACCCGTTATCCTGATCAACGTGCTGGATCCCACCAAGGCCACCCACATTACCGTGAACGCGGCGGAGGATTGCGACGTGACCGAGGGCGAGATCCTTTATGACAAGCAATATGTCATGCTCAACACCCTGGTGGTAAAGAACAACACCGCCACCCTGGTGGCAGGCAGCGACTACGCCGCCAGCCATGACGACGACGGAAAAGTGGTAATCACCCTGATCTCCACTGCGGCCAAGGAGGCCACCAGCCTGAACGTGGCAAGCACCAGCATCAACCCCGCCGGTGTTACGGCGGCGGATATTGTGGGCGGCGTAAGCGCCACCACCGGGGCGGAAACCGGCCTGGAACTGATCCGGCAGATTTACCCCAAATTGGGTATGGTGCCCGGCATCCTGCTGGCGCCCGGTTGGAGCCAAAACGCAGTTGTGGCCGCAGCCCTCCAGGCAAAGACCGAGGCCATCAACGGATCCTTTGACGCCAATACATACCTGGACATTGCAGCGGACAGCACGGGCGCCACGGTTTACACCAACGCCAAGAGCGCAAAGGAAACCATGGGCGCCAGTTCTCCCCACGCGGCGGTGTTCTGGCCCATGGTGGCGGTGGGAAATAAGAAATATTACATGTCCGCCATGGCGGCGGCACTGACCGCATACAACGACGCCGGAAACGGCGACGTGCCCTATGAAAGCCCGTCCAACAAGGATCTGAAAATCACGGCCACGGTGCTGAAAGACGGCACGGAGGTAGTGCTGGATCAGCAGCAGGCGGACGACGTGCTGAACGCCAATGGTATCATTTCCGCCATCAACGCCAACGGGTTCAAACTGTGGGGAAACAACACGGCGGCCTATCCCTCCACCACGGATCCCAAAGATCGCTGGCTGGCGGTGCGCCGGTTCTTCGACTGGGACGGAAACAATTTCATTCGCACCTACTTCCAAAAGGTGGACAAACCGGGCAACAAGCGCCTGATCCAGTCTATTGTGGACAGTCAGAACATTGTAGGCAACGGCTATGTGGCCCGCGATTACTGCGCCGGTTACCGCGTGGCGTTCAACAGTGACGAAAACCCGGTGACCAACCTGCTGGCCGGACACCTGACCGTCCACACCTACCTGGCGCCCTACATCCCCGCGGAGTTCATCGAAAATATCCGTGAATACGACGTGACCGCCTTGCAGGCGGCTATGGGAGGCGAATAACCATGAATACAATCCCCACCAAAATCAACAAGTACAACGTGTATAACGCGGGCAACCGCCTGCTGGGCATGGGCGACGAAATGACCCTGCCCGATTTTGAGGCGTCCAGTGAAACCGTCACCGGCGCCGGCATCCTGGGAGAAATTGACGATCCCACCGTGGGATATTTCAGCAACCAGGAAATTGAAATCCCGTTCCGGGTCCTGGACCCGGAGGCTGTGGACATGCTGGACATGACCAAGGCGGTACAGTTGGAAATCCGGGGCGCCCAGCAGACCACCAACAGCGAGGGTGATATTGAATTTCGCCAGATGCGCGTTGTAGTTCGTGGCCGCAGTGCGAAACTTTCCACCGGAAAGGTCAAGGCGGGCAACCCCATGGACACCAGCGTGACGTTGACCGTGCTGTATATCCTGATCGAATTGGACGGCAGCCCGGTCCTGGAGCTGGACAAGCTCAACGAGGTTTTCAAAATCAACGGCGTGGACGTTCTGGCTGCCGTAAAGGAGATGTGCTGATATGGACGAAATGAGAGCGACTACCGAGGAAGATCAGGAGGAAACCCTGGTGCTGACATTCGCAAAGCCCTATGTCTTTGACGGAAAGGAATATACCGAGGTGGATCTGTCCGGTCTGGAGGACACCACGGCGGCGGATCTGTCTGCCGTAGGAAAAATTCTGGCAAAGCAGGGCATTATCTCCCCCGTGCCCGAAATGTCCATGGATTTTACCCTGTATATGGCGGCGCGTGTGGCCAAACTGCCCATTGAGTTTTTCAAGGGTATTCCCACGCGTGAGGGCATCAAACT